ACACTGACGGCGGAGGCATCGAAGCCACTGACCGAGGAACGTCTACTCGAACTCTGCAAGAAGTTCAATGAGGACGCGCGCAAGAGCGATTCCAAGATCGTAGCCTTCTTCCACAACGCGCTGGGCTTCGAGCCTGCCGTCCTGGAGGTCCACGTCAACGGGCGCCCCTACCTCTCCGCCCGAGTAGAGGGCAAGGTGCTCGTGCTGGACATGGTCGCGGCTGCCCTACCGTGTCAGAGGATGGTGTGATGGGCAAGAAATTCATCTGCGGCGGCTATGTTCCGGACGACGAGGGATGGCAGGAGGGTGGCCGCCTGGTCGGCATCAGGGTCGGGGATGCCAGATATGGGCCTCTTTACCAGATTGCTTGGCCCAGAATGGTGAGATGCTTTCACTGCGGAGCCATCTATGCGAGAACGCGCTATACACGCTGCCCACGGTGTCCTGGCATCTGATTTTCCTGACAACTTCCCCCCTCCGAAGCTCTCATTCTGAGAGTTCCGTCAAGATTTCTTGACAACGCTATCTCAATCTGATACGATTCCGGGCGCACGGCCTGGCTGTTCTCCTGACCAAGGGGGTGCGGGGCCGGCCTCAGGCCCCCCGCCCCTGGAGGACCACGAGGGTTGGGGAAGCGCAGCGGTGAAGCAAAGATCAACGGCGAGACGATGCACGGCTTCCGTTCGCGGCTCCTGGCGAGCGGCGAGTGGGAGAGTTTCGCCCAGCAACGCGACCTTCTGTGCGAGTCCGAGAACCTCACGCCGTTCAAGGCCAGCAGTTTCCTACGCCGGAACGTCTTCCAGCCCCAAGCATCTCCTTCCCAGCCCAAGCCTGACGAGGGCGACCACGCCGCGAAGCCTGGCATCGAGGCTCCGCGGTCGGCCTTCAAGTCCCCCGAGACGACGAACTTCCGAGCGACGGTCCTCTGGGTTTTCGACAACCTGGCCATCGAGGACGCGCGGCCGGAAGATGCCCCGAGTCCTGGCGCGTGGGCTCTGCTCGAACACGTCAAGCTCTCGCCGTCGAACCGGGCAGCGTTCTACAGCGGCTTCGTGGCGCGGCTGCTGACAGGGAGCAAAGAGGATGCCCGAGGCCGAGCCATTGACGACGATGGATCTGACCTGGATCCGTGGCTTGAATCCTGGCTCGGCATTGCAAAGTCTGAAGCGCCTGCCGTTTTACTCCCAGGTGCCGAAGACGGTGCGGGAGAACTTGATCTGGCGCCAGAAGATGGCCCGGCTGTGCCGGAGGAGTCCTGAAGATGCGCGGAAGATGTGGATGGCCTGCCACCGCGACCCCCTCTTCGCCATCTCGACGTTCTTCTGGACCCTCGAGACGCGCTCTAAGGTCGAAACCGAGATGGGCCGGGTGCTGGTCAACGTGCCCGTCATTATGGCCGACTACGAGGAGCTATTCACGCTCCTGCTCGTCAACGACATCATCGGCGAGAAGGACGTTGTGGTGGAAAAGAGCCGCGACATGAGAGCGACGACGACCATCCTGCGGGTGTTTGCCTACCTGTGCCTGTTCCACCACGGCATGAATTTCCTGTGCGCGAGCCGCATTGACGAACTGGTGGACAAGGCGGGCAGCCCCGACACGCTGTTCTCGAAGGTCGATCACACCCTGAAGTACCTGCCCGCGGGCCTTCGGCCCATCGAGGGCATCAACCTGGTGCGGAACAAGAACCACTTCGGCTTCCTGGACACGGATGGGACGCTGGACGGGATGGCGACGACTGGCGACCTGAACGCCGGCGGGCGGCGGCGGGCGTTGTTCTTTGACGAGGCGGCCCGCATCAAGTCCCTCCGCGAGGTCATGTCCTCGACCTCGGACGTGGCCCCCTGCCGCATCGTGGTCTCGACGCATCGGGGCTCGGGCACGGGCTACTACGACCTGACGCGCTCGGACATGCCGAAGATCACGCTCCACTGGACGCTGCACCCCGAGAAGAAGAAGGGCCTCTACTCCTCGCATCAGGGCATCCTCCTGAAGCTCGACAAGGAGTATCCCTTCCCTGACGATTACCCGTTTATCCTGGACGGAAAGAAGCGGAGCCCCTGGCACGACGCCGAAGAGCGGCGCCGCAAGAGCCGCATCGACATGGCGGAGAACGTGGACATTGACCCGCTGGCCTCGGGCGGGATGTTCTTCGAGGGCGACGTGCTGGACCGCCACATCGGGCAGTACTGCAAGCCGCCCATCCACCAGGGCCGGCTTGAGTTCGACCCTGTGACCTTGAAGCCGACACGGTTCATCCCCGACTCGAACGGGCATCTGCGGCTCTGGTGCGAGTTGACCACGAGCGAGGTTGCTGGCGGCTCGCCTCCCAAGCACGGGCTGTACGTGGCCGCCCAGGACGTGGCGCAGGGCATCGGGCAGAGCAACAGCGTGTCGAGCATCGGGGACGCCCTGATTCGGGCGAAGGTGGCCGAGTTCGCCGACTCCCGCATCATGCCGCACGACTTCGCGGCCATGTGCATCGTGATCAACCGCTGGTTCGGGGGCATCGAGGGAGAGCCCGAGGACATCTGGGAGGCGAACGGCCCGGGGGTCATCTTCGGCAAGACGCTGGTGGAGAAGGGCTACACGCGGGTCTACCACCGTGTGACACAGGACGCCCGCCGCAGGGCGATGAACGCCTACGGCTGGTTCAACACGGGGGAAGTGAAGCTCGCCCTGCTGGGCGAGTATCGCCGGGCATTGGCGGGGTTCGACCTGGTGAACCCCTCCGCCGAGGCGATCAACGAGTGCCGCGAGTACGTCTTCATTGACGGGGGAGGCGTGGCACACAGCAAGGCCGTGGACTCCGACGACCCGAGCGGGGCGAAGGAGAGCCACGGGGACCGCGTGATCGCCGACGCCCTGCTGTGGAACCGGATGCGCGACCTGCACCGGGCACGGAAGGCCGAGCAGGCCCGGCAGATCCCAGAGCACTGCATCTACAGCCGCCGGAAGCGGGCCGAACGCCTGGCGATGGCCGGGAAGGAATGGTAGGCATGGCCGACGAGAAGCAGCAGTCCAAGGATGGAGTGCGGCGGCGCAGCCAAGAGGAGCTTGACAAGGCCCTCTACGACGCCATCCGCGACGCCCGCAAGAAGCAGGCGTTCCAGCGTCAGACGATGGACAGGATGGTCAAGCAGTTCGTGGGCGCCAACTACTCCGCGGACGGCGCGGACGACAAGGTGCCACTCGACATGCTCGCCTTGGCTACCAGCGTCATCCGCCGCCACCTGGTCAGCGACATGCCCGCCGTCCTCCTCTCGACCCGCGACCCCGAACTCGTGCCCGATGCCTACACCTTCGAGCTGGCGACGAACCACATCTTGCAGAAGATGCGGTTCGGCTTCGAGACGCGGAAGTGCGTTACGTCGGCCATCTTCTCGGTCGGTTTCATGATGACTGCCCTGGAGCAGAGCAAGGTCTTCGAGCGCGAAGGCCGCAACTACGTCTACGGCCGCCCCTTCTGCTCCAACGTCAGCCTGCAAAACAGGTTCCACGACCCATACGTGGGCGACCTGCGGGACGCGACGTTCGAGGGGCACCTCTTCCGCCTGCCCTACGATGCCGTCATGGACAGCGACTCCTTCAAGCACAAGGGGAAACTCAAGCCCAACCGACGCTCCGAACTCGACAAGAGCTTGCAGAAGGAGGGCGAGAAGGAGAAGTTTGACGACGAGTACGTGGACTTCGTGGAGTTGATGGCCGTGCTGCTGCCCCTGGAGGGCCGCTACATCACCATCCCCACGGATGAGGCCCAGTATGGCGGGAAGCCCCTCAACGAGTTGGAGTGGAACGACGAGTCGCCCTACTACATGCTCGGCCTGATCGACGTGCCCGACCAGGTGTTCCCCCTCTCGCCCATGCAGAACCTCGTGGACCTGCACGATCTGGCGAACCGGCTGTTCACCAAGCTTGGGCGGCAGGCGCACAAGGAGCGGACGATCCTCGCCTACCAGTCGAGCGCCCAGGCGGAGGCCGAGGAAATCAGGGAGGCCCCCGACCAGTCCCTCGTGCGGGTGGACCACATTGACGCCCTCAAGGAAATGAAGCTCGGCGGGGTCAGCCGCGAGACGCTGGCCTTCCTCCTCCACATCTACGAGCGCTTCAGCTACATGGCGGGGAACCTCGACAGCATCGGCGGCCTGGGCTCCAACGCGGACACGCTCGGCCAGGAGGAGTTGATGGCGTCGAGCGCGAGCCGGATGATTTCCGAGTATCAAGACCTCGTGTGCGTGTGGCTCAAAGCCGTGACCACACGGATCGCCCGCTACGTTTGGGACGATCCCATTGGCACGGTCAAGATCGCCAAGCGGGTGCCCGGCACGGACATCATCGTGCCCGAGACGTTCGGGCCGATGAGCAAGCGGGGGACGTGGGACGACTACAGCATCGACGTCCTGCCCTGTGCGAGCCAGCGGCACACGCCGACGAGCCGCTTGAAGGCCATCCAGGGCTTCCTCTTGGAAGTCGTGCAGCCCCTGATGCCCGTGCTGCAGGCCCAGGGACACCAGATCAACTTCGAGGCCATCTGCCGCTACTTCGAGCGGTACGCCGACCTGCCCGAGTTGGCGGAGATCGTGACTCTGGCGGGCGGCGAGGGCATGGAGGCCCCGCAGCTTTCCGATTCGGCTCCGAAGCCGAGCGTGACGAATCGAACCTACACGCGGCGGAACGAGGGCAGCGGGCGGCCGATTTCGGCCAACCGCGAGCTGATGAACAGCCTCTTGTCCGCACCAACAGGAAGATGAGGAGAACACGGCGATGGCAGTCGATCAGGCAGCGTTGGACAACTGGTTCACCTACCACAAGCCGGAGGCCGACCAGCCGGCCCGGTACGAGGAATTGCGTGCCGCTGGCAAGACACTCGCGGAGACCATCGTGCGGCTGACGCCAGCGTGCGCCGACCAGACCGTGGCGATTCGTCATGTGCGGGATGCCGTCTTCAATGCGAATGCCGCCATCGCGTGCGGCGGGAAGTAGGTAGACAGGTCATGCCGATCTACTCGTACCGCGACGCCGATGGGAGGATTCACGAGCGAGTCTACCCGCTCGGGAAGGCTCCGCGCCGTATCGGCCTCAAGGGGGGCGGATTTGCCAAGCGAGACATCCCGGCCGACTTCCGCTTGCGTCCCCCACAGGCGAGTACGGGCGATCAGGCATGGCCTATCCACTCCGACGCCGTTGGGGTGCTGCCGTCGCAACGTGAGGAGGCGATTGCCGAGGCGGCCCGGGTCGGCGTCCCAACCGACTTCGACCACCAGGGCAGGGCGATCCTGCGGTCGCGCGAGCACCGCAAGAGGTACTGCGAGGCCCTCGGATTCTACGATAGGAACGGCGGTTACGGCGACCCCCAACGCGGGGAGCGCTGCAAGATCGATCTCGGAGACAGGCGGAGAGCCACGAGTCCCTTCGTGCCCGCCGAACTCCAGGAATCTATAGGCACTTTGGCAGGAGAATGAGAAATGCCGGACGACGTGCAGGTGGTCGAACCGACCGCAGAAGAGGCACTCGCTGAGGAGTATGCCGTCGAGCCTGATGAGGACGAACCCCAGGCCCACGACGAGGAAGCTCCGGCTGAGGAGCCCAAGGACGACGCCAAGCCTTCTGACGAGAAGGTAGACGACGCCCCAGCGGCCGAGGCGGCGGAACTGAAGCAGCGGGGTCTGGACGTGGGCTTGACCGAGAAGCAGCTTGAGGCCCTTGGCGACGATGCCGATGGCCTGATCCTACGCCTCGAAGCCCGCGACGCCGCGAACCTCGTGCAGCCCGTGAAGCCCTCCGAAGAGCCAAAGCCCGGAGAGCAAGACGAGCAGCCGAAGGACATCCAGGACATCTTCCAGGCCAAGATCGAGGCGATGGAGGATGAGGGCGTTCACCCCGCCATCGTGGAGTCGGTCAAGTCGGTCATGGAGTTGGTGTCGAAAGCCCTCAAGGGTGCCCCTGCCGAGCAGCCGAAAGGCGGCGGGCAGGATGGCCCGACGACCGAGGAGATCGACGCCATCTTCGACGGCTTCGACCCTGCATGGGAGTCCAAGTTCGGCAAGGGCGGACTCGTCGGCATCAGCGACGAGGCGCACAAGGGCAACCGAGTTGCCCTGTTCACGACCGCGAGGCACCTGCAAAGCGCCCACAACCAGGGCGTGGCGAAGGGCGTCATTCGCGGCAAGGTGTGGACGCTCAAGGACGCCTTCGACAGGGCATTGATCCACAATCACCTGGACGACTACCAGAAGGTGGTCGAGGGCAAGGTCCTCGACAAGCTCGACAAGTCCAGCAAGCCAGTGACACATCGGCCAAGCTCGACGCGCCCCCGCGACACTCGGAATCCCGAGGAGCGGGCAATCGCACACAGCAAGGCATTCGACAAGGAACACGAGGACGAGTTCTAGCAAGGCTCGTCCCTGAAGGAGCCATAGCATGCAAGACCAAGACATTGCCGATCTCGTAACCACGACACTGAAGGATCTGGGCCGCGGCTCCTTTGAGCAGATCGCCCAGGACCTTCAGCAGTACGAAGTCATGTCGAAGTGGCTGAAGAAGGACCGCGTCACCTTCGACACCGGCATCGGCATCCAGAAGACGCTCATGGACAAGATGGCCACCTCGGCGCAGCACGTCGGCCTCTTCGAGGAAGACGTGGTGAACATCGAGGATGTGCTGACCACGATGAACATCACCTGGCGCCAGGCGCAGACCTACTGGGCCTACGAGCGCAGGGAAATGCTGAGGAACAAGGGCTCGGCCCGCATCCTCAACATCATCACGCCGCGCCGTCTCGCCGCCATGCTCGGCCTGGCCGCCACGCTTGAGGACAAGGCATGGGCCTCTCCGGCGGCTGACAACGAGGTCGATCCCTACGGCATCCCGTACTGGATCGTGAAGAACGCCTCCGACGGCTTCAACGGCGGGGCGCCCGCTGGCCACACCACGGTCGCGGGGGTCAACCTGACCACGCACCCGAACTTCAAGAACTACGCCTTCACCTTCACCGCCATCTCGAAGGCGTCGGCCATCGCCAAGATGCGGATCGCGGCTCTGACGACGAACTTCGTGAGCCCCGTGTCCAGCCCCGAGAATCGCAACCAGATCTCGGACAAGTACCGCATCTACACCGACATGACCAACTACCTCGCCTTCTCGGACATCGGCGAGGGGCAGAACGAGAACCTGGGCCGCGACATCGCCTCGATGGACGGCACGGTCATGTTCCACCGCAACCCGATCGTGTGGATTCCGAAGCTGGACGCGGACACCACGCATCCGATCTACATGATCAACCACGGGACGTTCTACCCGGTCGTCTACAAGGGCGACTACATGTACGAGCATGATCCCATCCTGCTCCCGAACCGCCACAACACCTGGGCCGTGTGGACCGACCTCTCCTACCAGTACCTGTGCGTCGACCGCCGCAGGAACGCGGTCGGCTACCTGGCAGCCTGATTCGTCACTCACTCTGATCTGAAAGGAAGCGTTCGATGGCAAACTTTGCGATTCACGAGGACCAGTTCAAGGAGATCCCGGAGCGCGTGTTCTTCTCCGGGACCACGGCGGTCCGCAGGGGCATGGGCCTCTGCTACGATCCCACCTACGGGACCGTGACCGACGCGGACGGCAAGCGTGGCAAGGTGGTCGAGGTGCCCGACTCCAGCAACTGCATGTGCTTCGCTGGGGTCTCGCGCCGCGACTACGGGGCGGACGCAAGCGGGCAGTGGATTGACATCCTGCGGCCCGGGAGCTTCTGCCTGATCGAGGTCGGGGCGGCTGCGACGAACAACAGCGGCTTCCTCACGTTCTCGAAGCTCTCCGCCGACGCGGGGCGCTTCACCGCGGCTGGCTTCAACGGCCGCGGCTCGGCCAAGCTGCGTCAGACCGAGGCGGGTGGGGTGCTCCTCGCCAGCCTTGCGGGCGTGGCGACCGTCAACGCGGACGCCGTGACCGTGGCCTCGGGGCTGACCGCCTCGGGTGCGGCTGCGGGCGACATCTGCGTGATCGTCGCGGGCGCCTACGGCGTCACCATCGGCGAGTACGAGATCGAGTCGGTGGGCAGCGACACCGCCCTGACCCTCGTGGACGACGGCGCCAGCGCCTCCTCGCTCAACTGCGCCATCTACATCCGGCCCGCCGTGCCACAACTCGTCTACGCCGAACTCATGGACGGCCCGGAGTCGGGCGGGCAGACGTGGATCAGCCCCATCGCAGGGACCGCCGTGGACTGCGAGGAGTGGGGCTTCACCCGCATTTTCGGCGGGATCACCCTCGGCACCGCCTCGACCGCCACGCTGGCGAACGGGACGGAGATGGGCCAGCGGGTCGGCTTCCTCGGCATGGGGACGCTGACCACGGCCGGCTACGCGATCACCTGCACGACCGCCCTGAAGCAGGACGACGCGACCGACCTGAACACGCTCACCATCGACGCCGCCGCCGAAATCGCCCTGCTCGAGTGGCAGAGCGACCAGTGGAAGACCATCCACAGCGTCGGCGCCACCCTGGCCTAGCCTACACTCACGCCGGGGGCCGACGGGTACGCCGTCGGCCCCCGGTAGGAGGCCGACCCGATGGCCGAATCCTCACTGACCCTGGGCTTCCCCGAGTTCCTCCAGCGCGTAGGACACCTGCTGGGCTGGCCGTGGGACACCTCGACGTGGACCGCAGAGCAGCTCGCGCAGGGCGCCGCCGTCGTGAACGACGGATACCGGCGGTTCCTCACCTGTTCGCCCTTCCAGGGCGACAGGATCGCCCATCGTTGGAGCTTCTTCGAGGCGACAGGGACGCTCTCCGTGGCGGCGGCAGACGCGGATTTCGACTACGACGCCCCGGACGACTTCGCGGCCATCGCCAGGCCCTTCCGGTTCACCGAGGCAGGGGGAGGCAACAAGCCCCTCGTTCAAGTCAACGAGGCCAACATCGAGGCTCGCAGAGCCTTGACCACACAGAGCGGGGTGCCCCGGCTGTTCGCCGTGCGCAACAAGGCGCACACGGGCACGGGGGGCCAGCGATGGGAGTTCCTCATCTGGCCCGACGCGGATGGCTCCTACGCGCTCGAATACCGCTACGAAGTCCTGGACAACGCTCTTTCCGCCGTGCGGCCCTACGCGCTCGGGGGGATGCAGCACAGCGACACGATCTTGGAGTTCTGCCTGGGGGCCGCGGAACTGTTCCAGCGGCAGCCAGGAACGCACTACGCCGAGTCGATCAATCGGCTGCGGGCAAGCATCTCGGCCGACCTTCGGGTGGCCTCGACGCCGAGCCTGGGCATGATGAGCGACGCGGATGGGGAGGATGAGGGCCGCTACGGCAGCGAACGTCGCTCCACGGTCTTCAAGTACAACGGGGTCGAGATCTAAGGAGTGCTCGTATGAGCATGCACAACTTTCAGGACAAGATGGAGAGGGCCCCTCTCCTGACTTCCGGTGCGGTCGAACCGA